AAGTGAATAGTTCGGGCTCATGATTAGCACGTTTGTGCCCGGCACGAGTGCTACAAGCTGCCCGATTATGTTTGCTATATAAGTCTTACCTTGTCGTCTAGACAGTGCTGCTACAACAAATCTGTATTTAGGATTATTAAGTGCGTTTATTAGCGCAACTTGAGATGCAATAGGAGTTATCCCTAAAAGTTCCATATACTGTTGGATTGGAAGTTTTATAAACCTCTCATCTTTTGGGTACTCTACTAGTTCTGTTGCTTGTACATCGTCTCTGCTTATTTCTAGCATTAATATTCCTTATAAATTAGGTTAAAAAGCCCTACTAGTGTAAGGCTTTTGTTGGGTATCTACTTTTTTGTAAAGATGTGATACACTACCGCTAGGGACGCTAAGCCTACAAGACCAGCATTACCTAGGTTAGTGATGATACCAGTAATAGTTCCGATAACATCTCCACCAATGAACGGTACATTTCCGCCAAAGATTACTTGTAAAACGATTGCTAGAGCAATTAATGCTACGCCAGCTTCTGTTGCGGCTTTAATCCAGCCCATAATTTTATCTACCATATATTTCTCCTATATTTAAGATTTGTCGATATTGACAATTAAAAATTATACCAGATTTAGTATAAAAGTCAAGCGGATTTTTCTTAGGTGGTACAAAACAACAAACAGGATCTATCTTTTCATTGCTGCAGATCCAAAATAGAAACCTATGATGTTCATGATTGCAACAGGCAGCCACTCTGGAGTAACAAACCCGTCTAAGGTTAGGTACTCCGTCACAGTCGTAGTGGTGTCAATGAATAGGAATTTAAAACCTTCTGTAACCTCAATAGGTACATTAGTCTGAATGCCCATAATAGGCGCCAGGAACACAATTCCGATCCCTGCCATTAAACTCATAATAACTATGAATCGTCTGATCCAAGCTGCATTAGGGTTCTGCATTTGTCGAGCATTATTGACACCCTTCTCCACTTGTAGATTAGACTGCATTAACATTTTATGTTGCTCTGCTTTATCTGCCTGCGCCTGGCCCCACATCTTCATCATTCCACCCATTACGGTAGACCCTAACATACTTACTGCTTCTATTGGTAATCCAAACATACTTATCCTTTACTTCTTCTTACACCCTTTAGGTGATTCAAATAATTTATCCGCCGCTTTGTACACAATAGCCTTTAGTCCAAATATAACTAGTACTAAAATTCCTATAATTGTTGTGTACCACTCGGGTGCCTTTGCTAAGTTCTCCCAGGCCTGGGCCATGGTAGTCTCTGAAAACAAGGGAGTTAGAAAGTTCAGTACTATAGGCAGTGAAAATACCACTACTATTAGTTCGTCCTTCCAGCTGTTGTCCATGCTTTCTTCTGCAATTTGATGATCTAGTTTCTTTTCTTCTTCCATATCCATACTCTTTTCTTACCCTTTGTTATTTAACAACAATACATAAACGGCGCCCAATCGCAGGTTGTCATAAGTAATTCACCATTTATAAATGGCATTAATGAAGCTTCCATTTACTTATAAATAGCTAAAGGTACAAGTACGAAAAGTACTATTCCCGACACTGCTACTGCTATTAAATACAAACACACTTCACATTTTGCCCAAGTCCAAGACTCTAACAGCTTCATAGCTGCAAGCTTGGCTACTATCTTACCCATATTTACCTTTTAGTTAGCTAGAGGGTTATCTAATGCTCGTTGTACTTTAGCATTTAACCTATCCTCTAACTCTTTTATATCAGTTTTATTTGATGCTCTCAATTGGTCACGTTTAGTTTCGAATCGTACTTCAGCATCATCAATCATACCTCTTACTTTATCTTCTAAAGCATTAACATCATCTTCCGTTCTATCAGATACCTTTTCAATACGATTAATATCATCACGTAAACCATTCTTAATGTCTCTTGTATAATCTAATGTACTTTCAATCTTAGCATCCATCAAATCCATTTGAGTTTGATATGCACCAACATCCAAGTTAGCAATACCTTCTATCTTTTGATACATAGTGAATCCACCATATAAACTACCAAGGACAGCAGATAATGCAGTGAATGCCATTGCGATTTGAGTAGGTGTTAGTTTATAACCAAGGATATTAAATTCACCGTTAGCAAACTTATCCTTAATTGCATCAACCTTACTTAAATCATCTTTTAGATTTGCCATATTAATTCTCGAATTGTAAGCGTCTTAGTTTCTTCAACTCTTGCTCTAACTTCATTACTTCTAACCGCTTCTTCCTAAGTTCCAATTGGTATAACGTGTTACAGTTTATACGCTCCTTTGGAGCATTCAATGGTATTACTATCCTTGCATATAAACCCAAATCCTTTGTTGTAGGATTATCTGGATCATCAGAACTAAATGGTGTTTGAGCATTATTAACAATACCTGTTATACCAAATTCCATATTCATAGTACCACCAATAGCATTAGAACAATCTAAATTACCTGCTCTAAACTTATCAGATGCATAGCTATTTGTCATAGATGGTAACTGTAAAGACAATGCATTATTAGCATTCACATTTAAACTTAACATCATTAATATAAAGAAGAATCTCATTTTATCTTAGAACAAATCCTAGATGCTATACCTGTTGATATAACATCACTCTTAATTAGTTTAGACTTAGAACAAATATATGTTGAATTACTCAAGTCTTTAGTATTAATGTATAAATCAAATGACACCGTTTCAAGGTAATCCATTTGAAGTAGTTTATATGAAGTTACAAAAGGTACTGGTTTCCATTCAGAATCGAATACCCCTATCTCATAATACTTTACATCGTTACGTCTGTTAAATAATCTCATCTTAGTCTTCATAACACCAGACACAAATGATGATTCAAACTTTGGATAAGTTGGTGTCATTTCGTGTGCTTTCGCATCAACGGTTAATATTAATCCTGCAATAAAAACTGCAGTACATATTAATATTGTGACTCCCCTATTATTCATATTACTTAGCGATACACTCAGCAACTAATACAGCACTGTATACACCACCTGGAAATGCTTTGTCATACCCGTTTGTGGCAGATAGAGTAGCAGAGAACCAAGTTGAGCCAGCAACCGTTAGGTCGTATTCAGTAGTAGCATCATATGTTACCTTTGCCGCTTCATAACCAGACATACCAGCATCAGAAGTTTGTGCTACCGCAGTTGAACCAGTCCAAGTAACTGTATCAATTAAAGCAGGTGAAGATGAGAAACTTGTAGGAGTTGTAATCTTTGCTTTGTATGAATCTGCTAATGTGATATCATATCTTACAACTGGTAATACACCACCTGATGCAACTGCTGTACTTAATGTATGTGGGGTAGGGTTGCCATACACACCTGGAATATCCGTTGTGATTAGACATCTCATTTGAACATTACCTTGTACAGGCACATCTGTTGCCATTACGTTTAAAGCCAAAGTGGCTGCTACTACTGTTAATACGTTTTTCATATTATTCTCCGTTATATTGCATTTCAACCATTTCATTATGTTTTTGCTGTTGAGCAAGACCCATTCTTGCTCCTTTCTTATTATCGGGTAAGTGTTTATCCTTTAGACTTATTGTCTCTTTGTAAACACCACCTTGAATCTTTTTATCGTAATAACTTTGTACGTTCACACTTAAAGTCATTGCCTTCATTAAATGATTTTGAGCAACAGTTTGTGCCGCCATAATACTATTATCAATCTCAGATAATAGATTCTCAATATCAATTTCTTCTTCCTCTTCATCTTCTGACACTTCATCAGTATCATCGTCTTTTAATTCTGTTTTACTACTTAATGCATTCTTAACATTATCATCATCCATTGCATCATATGCTTCTGCTGTTGGAATACCTTTTAATGTACTCAATAAAGCATCATTGTATCCAGGACAACTCGGATCTGACAATGCTGTAATACAAGAATCGTCAAATTTATAACTATAAACAACAGAAGCATCAACAACAGAACCTGTGCCTTCGACTTCAATAGAACCATCCCCCCAATATTCTTGAGGAACATTTGGTACACCAATCACTTTATTAATAGGTGTGCCACCTGGTCTGCCACTCCAATCATCTGTCTCCCTAAAGATATATCCACCGTTCACAGCATCTTCATTCTGCACGTGGACTTTCATATCATCTTCAGTATTCTTAATTGGTGTATATTGATAATACACACCGTTAACACTTAGGTTATTTGCTTCAGGAAACAAGTCAGGCATTCCCCAACTGCTACCATTTGCTGCAGCATTACCTGTTGTTCCGTATGTCCAATTAGAGTAAGAACAAGACGCCGAGAACAGTACTGCCAATGCCAGTAAGTAACTCAATCGGATCGATACCTTCATCATCGTTACCCTCCTTAATAGGTTTTGCATCTACATCATTATCCCAAGCAATTCTAGCATCAGAACCAATGATACCATTATACGGACAAGGTGTTCCTGCCATCAGCATAGCATCAAATACTCTAACGTCTTGGCATAGTACTGATACCGCGGCAACTTTCATTCCCATATCATATAATGTCTTTGCGTTCTTTAGACGTTCACAGTTTAAATCTCTACTTGTTGTTCCGGCAGAAATGCCTAATATTTGGGTTTGAACAGCACCTGCTACACCAACAGTACAAGAATCTGAATTAGAACTACCATTGAATGTAGGTGTAATTGCAGAAGGGGGTGGAGACTTCACCGTAGTTGTCACGTCACCTGTCGAGTGTACTGTACTGCTTGTTGTTGAATCTGTTACAATAGGGTCTAATGCCACTACTTCCGAACCATAGAAAAATAGTGCTAAAACCAGTACTAACCAGGTCCACGCTATTTTCTCTTGTGACTGCATATTAATACCCTCCTTTATGAGTTAAATATTTAGCCTGAATATACGCCTTTACTAAACCACTTCGAACAATATCTTCTGCTTGGAAGTGGTTGGTAGCAAACCATCTGGGCATCGAACTCAACACATCTACAAATTTACAAATGTTTTGATCTGATCTTTTTGTAAAATCAGTCTGCATAAAGTCTCCACAGAACAATGCAATAGAGTTCTGCCCTAATCGTGTTAATACGGAATCAGCCTCATGGGACGTACAGTTCTGAAACTCGTCCATAATCAAGATGCAATTGTCTAAGGTTATACCTCTAACATAAGAAGTAATCATAAAACGTATTACACCATGCTTTATTAGAATTTCGTACGCGTCATCTCTCCCGAATAATTCTGAGCATATCTTCCTATAGGGTAGTTCGTAAACTTGAGATTTCTCTTCCAAGTTACCCGGTAAGAATCCTATATCACGCGTAGGAACAGCACTTCGTACTATTACCAACTGCTGGACGTCTCTTCCACCTGTCATAATGTCTTCGAATGCTTTATACATGCTAAGGAAGGTCTTACCCGTTCCTGGGAACCCCATAACTAGTTGGGATCTACCCGTATCGTAGTTATCGAAAAAGCTTTGCTGTGCCTCAGTCATTGCCTCTATTGAACATAAGCTAAGATTAAGTTTTGCTATAGCGCTTGACGCTGTTATTTTTTTCTTTTTGGACATTAATTAATAGTGTGAAACTACAAAGCTGAAGTCGCACGAAACACTGGGACCGCCTACGGTTGCAGGTGCGGCTGCTATAAGGTCGGCTATAGAAAAGGTTACGAAAGGGCCATTCAAGAACGCAGGTATTACAGCAGCAGCAGCTCCCGGCCCTGCAAATCCTCCCACCATAACATCATAGGTTACCATCACCCCGTGTAAGCTTGAAAGCTGTGACATACCGTTTCCCATGCCTGCAGCACTAATTTCAATGCTTCCCATACCGTTATCTATAGCAGTCCATAGCATTCCTGTAGTACCTGGAGGGTTACCAATAAAGTTTACAGCTCCATTTACAAAGTCTACTACTAAGTTAGCGCGGTATGTAGTAGCTATAGGCGGCAACTCTCTTACCGTCATAGAATTTAATAGCGCGTCCCAAACCGCAGAACCGTTAGTCATTAGCCCTACTACTAAGGCTTGCTGCCACGCCGAACTACTAGTAGAAGTGCTAGAGTCCGCTGGGTCGAACACCCAAGGGACAACATCTACAGTACCAGAGGAAACCGCCGTATCGGTAAGTCCTATCATAGTGTTAGACCCAGCAGGACCGGTAGCCCCGTCATTTCCAGCAGGACCAGCACTTCCTGTAGCCCCGTCATTTCCAGCAGGACCGGTAGCCCCGTCACTTCCAGCAGGACCGGTAGCTCCAGCAGGACCGGTAGCCCCGTCACTTCCAGCAGGACCAGCAGGACCGGTAGCTCCAGCACTTCCTGTAGCTCCGTCATTTCCAGCAGGACCTTTCCCGCCTTCATCGTCTACAAAGTCTGTTTCGGAGTACATACTAGGAGTAGCTATGTCGGAGAAGCCAATATCAGTTAGGAACTCAGTCCAATGATATAGAGCAGGGTTATATGAAGCGTCCGCAGGGTCACATAATGGATCTCCTGGGTAGTACGCGGTTAGTGCAGCAATCAGGTAATTTTCGTCCGGGTACGTACCTGGTACTACTCTAGAGTCCGCTAAGATTCCTGCAGGGGTGACTCCCGACACCTTCTTAGCAATCCTAACCTCTCCTGCAGAAGTAATGGCAATCTTATGCTCATCTCCAATAAATAGGGAGTTAGTTGATACGAAAAGGTCTTTTACTTTCTTAGAGGCTGTTCCTATAGTGAGTGTGTCGTCTCCTGAAGGAACTAAATTACCTGCTGAGTCCTCTGACCAATTAGATAGTGATCTATCGTTTAACTCACTAAAGTTATTGTCCATTTCGGCATGAGATAGCTCTATGCCTTTACCAATTCGTGTTACTATTGCCATGTTTTCCTTTTTTGTTTAATGTCAGAGCACTACCAACGCTAAGAATCCCCGATTATCCTTAGTGTAGGGTAGGTCTCTGAACCTCTGTGAAGCTTAAATGTCCGTACGTGAAAAGAAGTCCATTGCATAAGTTAGACACACCTTCGTCTTCTATTTCCAGATCTTTATCTGCACAATAGTCTAAGTGTTCTTCGCATATAGCAGCTAGACTGTCTAGCCAGTTCTTCTCGTCCGTAGTTATTTTCATTTAACTGCTTCTGTTCCTATTAGCATCAATTTCTTCTCTATACGTGTTAGAGCCTTTTCGATGAACAAAAATGAACTTTCAATGCGCACTACTCTTTCGGTAATATCTAAGTGTCGCTTGTTGTCCATTTCCATATATACTTTCTCACGGGCAGCTATAAAGTTCTGAACCTCAGTCTCGACGACATAAGGTTCTTGCTGTAACTGTCTGAGGTCTTGGTGAACCCCCGCTGCCCACCATATAACTGTAAATGTTTGTACCAGTAAGGCAAGTATAATGCCTGCGGGTACTTTCTTTGAGGACCCGCATCCTTCATCACATCGTTGTTCTAATCTACCTAGCTGTGCTAGTATTTCATTTGTTGTTTCCGACAAAATATCATCCCTCTTTTAAAAGCTTTTGCATCAGCTCTCCGTAATTGCCAGATCCGAAAGGGGTCTCATTGATCTGTACATTTGTTTGTTGTTTTATTTGGCTATGTTCCGCCTTTACTAGCTCGGTTTGAGCCTTTAGTTCTTCCATACGCATCTTGTGGGCTAAAGCCAGCAAGTCTGCTATATCTTTATTAGAGCCCATTTCTGACTCGTCAAGTTCTTCCAGTTTTTGTTCAATTATGCCATCTAAAGCCGAGGCAAGTTTAAACTTATTACGATATCCTACATCCATAAAGACTGTATCAACATACCTCTTGACTTCTTTTTTGGCAAGGTACGTTGTTACTTCTTGCTCACTGATGCCCAGGTCTCCTGCAGTGTCTGCTATGTTCATGGATTTCAGGTAAGCTTCAGCCACAGAAAGTGCTTCGGGGGCAATTTGCGTAACTAAAGCTGGTTGATCGGTCATTTTATTTCTCCAAAATATATCTGACTATTATATCAAATTTCACCAAAAATGTCAAGCGTTATTTTTACCCAGGGGTGGAATAAATTTGAAAAATTTTTGGAGGTTAGCCTTAGGGGAGAAAAATTGGGGTAGTCTGTTTTTAATTGTGGGTGTACCATTGAAGCATCATTGGCTTCTCGCCTGCTCAGCTCGCGTCAATTAGTGCCTTTCTTGAAATAATTGAAAAGTTTACATGTGGGGGAGCCCAGCGAGACGTGGGTCATCTTGGTCTAATAACCCCCCTATTCGATAGGGTGGGGTAGGCTACCCCCGATTATTTATTTCCACATGGTGAATCCATCTGAAATCCAATATGCCATAGCGAAAGCAAGAACAACACAACCTAATAAAACTAAAACTGGGACTGGGATAAAAACCATTTTCTTTTCCTTTTCTTATTTAATATATACATATTATACCACG